TAAGTAGAAGAAAACATATTAGAATCTGTATATGCATTAGTACCACTACCCATGCCAGAAACATCATCTGAATAAATTAAATTCCATGCACCACCACCTGCTTCAGCAAAAGTGCTATCTCCTCTTAGAAAAGTAGAAGATGAAGCTGTGCCACTTCCAAGTCTAGCTGTTGGAACTGTACCACTAGCAAGGTTAGAAGCATTAAGAGGGTCAGTAGCAAGTTTAGAGTTTGCTATACTTCCAGCTAACATATCATTTGTAACTGTGCCTGTGCCAGGTGCTTGTGTGCTAGAAATTTTAGCTACATAAATACAAGTAACTTTGTCTCCAGAAACCAGAGTATCTCCAAGCGTAATTCTAGTTGAAGATGTTAATGACATTGTAGAATTTTCTTGAACTACTCCATTAACTAAAACAATAACGGAACTAAGAGAACTTATACTTTGGTTAAGATCAATATAGTTTTGCGTTAACCCAGTAAAATATTGGTTAGCTTCTTGTGATATAAAACCACTTTGAGGAGGTGTGCCTATATACATTTAAGCAACATCCGTTAATAATTGTAGAGCAACAGTACACAAACCAGAACTTGAACTTGATTGTGCCTGAATCTTATCTGAAGTCTGAAGTACGATTTTTGGAATCTCAAGTGAAGCTCCAACAGGAAGTGGTGCAGTAGTTACAATGCTAAATCCAGTTGTTGTAGAAGCGTCATATTTCTTAAGAGTTACATTAATTGACGTAGTTCCAGTATTAGATAGAGTTCCAGCAATAACCATAGATTTATTACTAGCTGTATATATGTCAGTCAAACTTGCGTTTGAAAGAGCCACAGTTGCGTCACTAAAATTATTAGCCATATATCTCCTATCCTAAAGCAATAGCAAATGGGATACTATTATCTGCACTTGCGATTGTTAGCGTTTCATTACCACCATCACTGCCCTCAGTGAAAGTCACATTTGTTCCAGCAACAAGTTTGCCATTTAAGAAACCAGCAGTAGTATCGTTGGAAGAAACTTTTGTTTTAACGTCCGTGTCAGCAGTTATTGTCTGCCAAGCCGAACCATCATAATATTTAAGAACGTTTGAACTTGTATTAAATGCAAGATCACCAGCGTCTAAACTAGAACTTGGGTCACTTGAATCTACTCTATATCTATCAGCAAAACTATTAACGCCACTTACATTAGAGGCTACTGTATTAACATTTGCAATAGCTCCAGCTACTGTACTAATATTAGAGTTAGCAGAAGCAACAGTATTTACATTTGATATGCTACCAGCAACAGTATTAACGTTGGATATACTTCCAGCTACATTACCAATATCAGTTGAATCATTTGCTACTGCTGTAACATTAGAAGATATACCAGCAACAGTTGTTACATTAGAACTTATTCCAGCTACAGTCGTTACATTAGAAGATATACCAGCAACCGTACCAATATTAGTTACTACGCCACTTGCTCCAAGTGTTGCCATGTTAGTTACATTGTCACTTGTTGCTAAAATATTTAAGTCAGTTACTATGTCAGAAGTAGCTAGTGTGTTAAGATCACTTACAATATCTGACGTAGCAAGAGTATTCATGTCTGCTATAACATCTGCATTTGCAAGAAGGGCCATATCAGCCACAACATCACTTGTACCTAAAAGGGCTAAATCGGCAACAACATCACTTGTACCTAATAGTGCCAAATCTGCTACTGCGTCTGCTGTACCTAGTCTACCAATCTCAGTAACTTTTCCAGCCACAGCACCTATGTCTGCTGAATCATTAGCAACAGCAGTTACATCTGAAGCAATTCCAGCCACTGTTGTTACATTACTTGCTATTCCTGATACTGTTGTAATATCACTAGAAATTCCAGCTACAGTTGATACATCTGTTATTGATTGATCAAATTCTAAAGCAGTACCACCAGAATTAACGGATAATATTTTATTAGCAACAAGGTTAGGAAAAGTTAAATCAAAAGTATTTGATGTCGTAGCAGAAGCTCTAGGAGAAAATTTTAAATCTCTTTCAAGTTGCTGTGACATAGCCACAATTTTATCTAATTCTGTATTAAGTGTTTCTACTGGAAATGAGCCTGACGCTGAAAAGTCAGTACTACGAGCAATCGCTAAGTCACGATAAATAGTATATATATGTCCAGCTGTAGCACCACCACCAAGAGTAATTGAACCACCACCTGATACACCAGCCCCAGTTACTGAATATTGTGTAGCTGATGAAGGTGACGCATTAAAAGATAATGTTGTATCTGCACCACTAGCTGTTTTTACAACAACCAAATCGGCATTATTAAAAAACTCAAAAGGAACGGAAAATGTCGTTTGACTTGATGTAGCTGTATATTGTACTCTAGGTGTAGTATCAGATATTGTTATAGACATTATTGCATACCTTGTTCTAATCGATCAAATAAAGAATCAAGATACCATATGTTTTGATACGGAAGTAATCTACGCACATTCTGAGCTTCAACACTATCATCATCAGAACTTATAACATTGTAGATTTTATCAAGCTGTGAGCCAGTTGGCCCAAGTAACGCTGATACTTTTCCACCCATATCACCACTAGCTGTTCTATGCACAATATTAGCAACATCCATAAATATTCCACCTACTCCACTACGTTCAAATCCATCATAAATTTTTTCTCTAAAAGTTTTACTGTCATAATCTTGATTAAATGCTTTAGCTCTTATTCTATCGACCAATGTACCTAGTACGACCATCATTACTATATTGCCAAAAAAGTTAGCGTCTTTTTCTTGCATACCTCTAATCAACATACGTTGCGTCATACCCATAGAAAACTTTTTAAACTGTGCTAATAATCCTCCCATTTGTGTTGACATCCATAAAGGCGTATCACCAAGTTTTGGTGTAATAATTGCAATATTTAAATCATTTTGTACGGCTAAATTAAATCGTTCTGCTACTCCTCTATTTTGCCATTCAAAACTTTTAGGTAATCGTATTTCTTTTAATCCAGTACCATTGCTAAATGCACCAACACCTTCACCATAATTATAATATTGTTTAATAATATCTTTAGCGTCAGCTTCATTAATACCAGCTTGTGCTAGTTTTGCTCGTTGTTGTTTACTTATTGTACCTTTAACAAGATTATCACATTCTTCTATTATACGACTAGCGATTAACATAGTTTGATGAGTTTTGATCATTTGGTTCCAAGGTGTCATTAAATTGATAATAAAAAATGCACCTGTCATTTTACGCATACCAGCTTCTATTCTTGAACCAGTATTATATAATGAATCAATATCATTAAATGCCATTGCTCTAGTATTCATTTGCATTTCAAATAATTCACCAGCCATACGACCTTCTTTTTTTGACATAGCGTATATGTATGACCCTGTATTTTTATTAAATGATTCAAATGTTTGTTTTAAACTTCTACTAAAACCATTAAAAAATACCGAACGACCAAGATCTACAATACTAGCTAATCCACCTTGTAATGAAGTCACAGCATTAAAGAGTTTTAAATTTTTTATTCCAACACTGTAAAAGCTAGTTGGGTCAGTAGCTACACCATATGTGCCTTTAAATAAATCTCGAACAGATTCCATGTATACTAACATTTCATCACGTTCTTTTTTTATTTTATCTTTTTCAGCTTTAGTTTTTGCTTTTAACCATTTTTGATTATATTCATCTGCAACATCTTTAAGACCAGCTTGAAAACCATTACGTTTTAAAAACGCACCACCCATAGCATTAGGTGTACCAAATATGGAAGTAAGGTATACATCTGGTAATACGCTTTTATGATACATTCCCATTAATATATCTATATCACTTTCAAGGTATCCAGCTTTCATCCATTCTTCTTGGTCAATATCTAGTTTTCTTCTTTTTAAATTACCTGACATTCCAGCTGGACTAAATATATATTCATCTAAAATAACATCTTCAACATCTTGAGCTTTTTTTGTATCAGGTTCATATTTTTTAAATTGTTGCCAAGGTACATCTTCTTCAAAACTTTTAACAATAGCTAAAGCTTCTTCATCTGATAGCTCAGGCATAGTTCTTCTAATACTTGGAATAGCAAATGCTCTCCATTCATCTACATTAGATTGAATTTTACTTTTGCGTACTAACCTATTTAAATAGTTTTCACGCAACGGATTATTAATAAGTGCCTGTAAATATTGTTTTTCTTCATCTACTAATTGACGTAACTGTTGTTTTGTCATTGTTTTTTTAATGACTGTTCCATCTGGCTGTGTACGTTGAAATGTTACTTTATCGCCTTTAGCTCCTTTTAATGCTTTTTCTAATTTAGCAACCAGCATAATTTGAACATTACGAGCTGGATTTGCTTGTGTTATTTTTTCTCCTACATATTTATAATAATCTTGTGCTAATTTTTTTGCTTTCATTACTTGTGGAATATTATCTACATATTCAGGGTTAACGATTGCTCTTGATACACGTAAATTAAATTCTGCTAATGTAACTTTAGTAGCTTCTTTGCCTGATGTTTTTTTAAAGTCTTTATATAATCCTCGTATAGATTCCTGTGTTTCACCAAGCATGCGCATATCTAATTGCATAATTTGATCTAAAGAATCACCACTTTTAATTCCTTTCATATTTCCTACTGTAAACAATGAGGATTTTAATATTTTTTTAACAAATTTAATGGCAGTCAGATTACCAGTATTAACAACAGCTTGAATAGGATTCCAATTTGATTTTTCTCCTAACCTACCAAGAATTGTATTAGCAAACGATTCATTATCAATTTCTTCTAAATATTTTTTATGATTATTCATAAACTCATTAGAATTGTAATCGCCTCGTGGTACATTTGTTGCTTGTTTTGTTTGTTTTAATGCAACATCATTAATTCTATTTTCGTAAGCAAATTTACTTTCTCCTTTTTTACGCAATATATGTGTATGTGCAAATTCATGATTTAAAACAAATGTTTCAAATTCTTCATATGTTTTAAATGTATCACTTCGTAAAGGTTTAACACCTTGCATTTTTGGTTTTGTCCAAACTTTATTTTTAAAATCTTGTACTAATTTATCTTTATTAATACGAATAATAAAACCATCTTCTGTAGCTCTCATACTAGCAGATATTTCTGTCCATCCTTCAGGTACACCAAACGGCATATCTTCTTTTGTAACAGTTACAGCTGTACCATCAGGTTTACGCCATCTATTTGTACCACCTACTATTACTTGTACTTTAGCATTTTTGTTTACATTAACAATTTGTCGTTCAACATCAGCACCGTTAATATGATTTTTAACATGATAAATATCATCATTTGTCATTCCACCACGAAAAGTAGGTAATGCCAAATTTAATAAATAGTTTGCTCCAAGTATTGTAGCTCCTTGTTGCCATGTTCTTTGTTCATCAATTCCTTGTTTAACTAATTCTTCAGCTCCTAGTATTTGTGTTGTTGTATTAGCTCTTTTCAATCGTGATGATTGCCAAATAGGTTTTGCGGCTTTTGTAAATAAAAATACACTAGATATATCTGTTAATCCACCTACTGCTACACCAGCACCATACCAAAAAGGTGAACGATTTTTATTTCTTCGTTTTATTTCTTTTTCTATAATATCTCGTGTTTGATCTTTACTAAATGAGTTTAAAAACAAGTTTGGGTCTTGTTCAACAAAATCTTTATATTCTTCATCTTGCCAAACATTGTAATTATTATCTACTTGAAACTTTTGATCATTACTAAAGATAGATGAGTACAACATACCAAGCATGTTTTCATCTACAAAACCTTCAGTAAAATCACGCCATTGATTAGTGTCTAAAAATGAATCTTGTCGCCAGTTCCATGGAGCATGCCTATATGGTTCTGGTTTTAATGTAGGCCACCTATCTATTACCTGTGGCTGTATTGGATTATCAGCGACTTTGGACATTTGGTTGAACTCCCCATAAAGTTAATAATTCTTTATGACGCTGTTTATTTTTAAACTTAGGTGCAAGTTTATCTATATAATCTCTTGCGTATCGGTATTGTTCATTTTGTAAATATAAATAAAAAGCAGAACCTTCACCAACAGCCTCTAATCCTACTGCGTCTATAATATCTTGGATAACAAATTGATGACGTGGATGTATAACAACACCAATATTATTAAATGTGTTATTATATGTTTCTATAAGTTTTGTGTTTTTATCTTTTAAATAATTTAATGCTCCTATTTCATCTAAGTCACTAGGAATTGTTTGATCATATCTACTTCTATGTCTTAATGTTTGTTCTTCTATTTCATCTTTAAATTGAAAATCTAACTCTTGTTGTTTTTCTACAACTTTTTCTTCATACTTACTTGCCATAGAAGTAATTTTTTCTGTAAGTGTATCAACATCATCATCTTTTCTAAAATTATCTGAACCCCAAGTAGGAAACGTAGCTTGAAACCAATCACCTATTTCTGCATATTTATCTTGAGCTTTAAAAGCAAATTCTAAACTTTTGCGAACTTCTTCTTTTAATGCTGGGTCATTAATATTTAATTCATTTAATTGTTCACTAATAACTTCATTATAAATACCATCTTTTCCATATGGTAATACTTCATCTGTAAAGTTTGTATTAGGTTTCCATGAAGCTGGATTAACACCATCCATTAATAAACCCCATGACCCATCTTCTTTTTGTATATTAATAAACCATTCTTGATTTTCTCTATCTAATGTTGTTGTATTAGGTACTAATTTTAATTTACCATTTTCTGCTAATTGAAAAAACTCTCGTTGAAATTCGTTATAATCATCCATGTTAGTTGCATTGAGAGGTGTATCAAAAAATTGTAATGCTACATCATTAGGGTCTAATTTTTGAATATGTTTATAGGCAAAATTTGTAGCGTTTAGAGCTAATGTTTGTGTATTTAATCCAGTCATAGCTTCTGGTGACATTTTTGTTAATGTTAATCCATAAGGTTGATCAGGATTATATAACATATAAGACCATTCATAATTTTGTTCTGACATCTCTTTGATAGACGCAATAAAAGCATCATCCATAGCTATTGCCATTTGTTTTTCTGTTGGTGTATTTGTTGTTAAGTAATCACCAACATTATTTTCATATATTTCTTGAAACACTTGGTAAGCACTATTTTCCATTGACATATTTTTTGCTGTGCCAAATAAAAATGTAGTTTTGTATTTTAAAATATTATCAAGATTTCTTTCACCTCTTATACTTTCCATTCCTAAAGCATATCGTCCTATATCTACTAATCCGTAAACATAAAAAGGTGGGTCTAATAAATTATTTCTACCAACAGCAGATTTAATTTTATCACTAAATTTTTCTTGTAAATCACTTTGTTTAAAAACATTTTCTGAATATTCCATCATCAAATCTTTTCTTATTTTTTTATCAGCAAAGTCAGGATTAACCATAGTTTTAAATCGTTCTATTGCAAAATTTAATCCATGTGTTTGCATTAAACTATGAACTTCATCTAATGCTTGATCTAAACCACGATCTAAGTTACCTACTTTTCCTTTACCTAAAGTATTAACTTTAATCATAGCCATACTCATTAAGGCGTTTTTATCGACATCACTTTCAAAAGTTAATGTTCTTAATTGATTTGCATAATTAACGATTGATTGTGGAAATCGTCCAAATCTTTCAATGTTATTTGCTAATGATTCTACTGATGGGTCAATTATAGCATTAGCGTCTTGATAACTTAAAGATAACTGACTTACAATTCTAGGAGCGTCTATATTTAAGCCTTGTGTATCAGTTTGAAATATTGCTTCATATAATGATTCTTCTATTTTTCCTGTACCAGCAACTTTAGTAAAATGTTCCATTTTAGATAAATTACTAAGATCATTTAATGCTGTTGAAACATCACCTGTGTCTAATAAATTATCTCTTATTTTCATATATTCATCTTTAACAAAAAACATGTCATTTAATTGAGCATTAATATCAGGATCAAACATTCCTTTTTTATTCATAGACATAGCTGTTATTTCAGCTTGACTTGGAACTGGCATAGTTAAATCACTTAAATTATTTACATGTATTTTTTTAACAGCTGACATTTCATTATACATGTCATTATTCATTTCATTTCGAGCTGCTACAAATTCTGATTTTTTATTTTTGATGGCTGTTTTAATTTTTGATTCAATACGCAACTTAGTATCAATATCATGTAAATCGTAAGTATGTTTGTCTAATAAATTTCTTAAATCATATAATACATTATTAGTTTCTTTATCAAAACCGTTCATCATTTTTTCAAATTCTTCATCGTCAGTTAACGCTAATGTTCCGTTTTGCCATTTGTCATACAATGTATCAGCTAACATTTCTGTTTGTGGTATATTAGGATTCATAATCATGTTTGTTAAAACATGTTCCAACATAGCTGTATCATGCTGTTCTCTATATTGATTTAATATTAACTGAAAGTCTGCTGGTGATTTATTACTTTGTGGATTTGCGTCTACAAATTTTCCTAAAGATTCTTCTAACTCAATAATACTATTACTATATGATGATAAATGATCAGGTAATTGAGCTAAATCATTAATAGAAAATATTTGCTCACGCATTTTTGATGTTAAAATACCTGAGTATCTTGTTATATTATCCCATGACGCATTTTCTAAATTTGTTAAATGTGTTTTAGTTATTTTTTTTAATGATGATTTTGTTAAATCTTGTGCTTTTAATTTATACTTTAATGCTCTTTCTGTGTTTGGAAATATACCTGAGTTAAGTTTTACATTAACGTATTCTTGCATTTTTGTTTCATACATTAATGGCTGATCAAAATATGTGTTTGCCATTTCACTTTCAAACTCAGTTAATTCAATTTTACTAGATGTAAGAATATTATCGTACATTCCGTTTTGAGCTTTTTCTAATGATTTTTGTTGTTCATCTTTTACTGTTTGCAGAGATTTATTTTCTGCTTTTGCTAATGCAACTTTATTATCCAAATCATCTAGTTTCATTTTATTTTGCTTATCAATGTAACTACCAAATGCTTGAATTGGTCTTTCTAAAGGATTAGTGTCTGTGTTTACTCGTATTTGTAAACCACTTGGTTTAGGTGTTGTAACCATTATCTTGTTCTTCTTTCATTAACGCCAAAATTAAGAGTACCCATTTGATAACGCATTTGTGTTTTCATTCTTTGTGCTTTGTAATATCTATTCATTCTTTCTGTTTGTTTAATTGTTTCATTACGAATATTTGTTAATTCTTTAAGTTGTTGTTTTCTTGATTGTTCTAATACACGTTGATCTTTCATATATTGATTTGTTGAAAATACGGTTGTGCCAATATCAGTAAGTAATTTTAACTCATTCATTCGCATATTAAATTTTAAATTTTTAAGAGAAGTATCAATACTGCTTAATGCAATTTGGTTTGATAACTCAATATTATCTATTTCTTTTTGACCAGCTGTTTCTACTCTTTCTTGTATTGCTTTAAATGAACCACTATCAAAAGCGTCATAGTTTGCATTAGATACAGCTGATATATTATTAGCTGTAATAGACGCTATTTCATCTAAAACATTATTTGTATTTGCTTTAGTATTTAATTGTGTAAGCAGTCTATCGGTGTGTAGCTGTTGTAAATAATTTTTACTTTGTCTACGTCCACCAGCAAAACTAAATAAAGTATTTAGTGACTGCGCACCTGTATAAAGTAATGTTAAAGTAGCTGGATCCATTAGCTAAATTGTACCTCCAACGCCATACCTAAAACTTTTAAAGGTAAAGGGTCATTTTGTGTTACTGTTACTGTTGGCGATTTATCGTATCCCAAAAAGTAAAATTCTTTTTTGCCAGTTTGTTTTGTTAAATCACTACCCACAGTAAATCCACTTTGTAATATTACTAATTCATGTGCCGAAGCCGTATTAGGCGACTTCAGTGATACATCTAATGTATCAGCTACATCAATTATGCAACGCACTATTCTTCGTGGTAATCCTGTAAGGGGGCCTGTATCTGATTCAGCGTCTATAGGCATAGTTTCTAATTCAGGCGTATAATTAAATCCTACACTTACCCCTGTTGGTTGTGGGTCTACTGTGAACGTTAATGTGTCAGTTCCTGACACAGTAAAAGCCCCTAAAGACGAATTACCAAAAACAGCATTAACTGATTCATTAGTATAAATACCATTAACAGTATGTAAAAATCCTTTAGTAAATGTAATAACGCCATTATCTGCTGGAGAAGAAGCTAAAGCAGTATTAAGTGTTAACGTATATGTACCACTACCATTATTAGTAACAGCAGTAATTCTGTATGTGCCAGTTATACCAGCAATAGTAAATTCTTCTTGTATTTGAGGATTAGATGTTAACCCATCAATTATAAGCGTAAGTCCTGATTGGGAAGCACCTTTAACAAGAGGAGTACCACGTTGGGAGAGCGTGGAAGTGGTGGAACAATCAAGACTTACTGAATCATCTTCGCCAAATTTTTCTAATGTATAAACAGTGCTACCATTTAATGATCGTTTACCTATACAAAATAAATGTTCATTGGCACTTGTAACACTATGAAATGTATCACCTGTTCGTGTACTCCATAATGTCCATCCAGCTATATCTTCTTCTCGTATAGAATGAAATACAGCTAATTTGCCATTATGTGTAGAGCCAGAATTTGTAAAAATTGCAAATTGTTCAGGACGTGTAGATGAACCACTTAACATAGCTATATCTTTAGGAGTATCAATTAAATGTGGAGCTAATACTGATATGTTTGTTGATACATAACCAGCCTCACTATCAGAATAAATAAACTCTCTAACAGCTCTACCATTTTTTTGCGTATACAATGACGCTCCATCAAAAAGAATTGGGCGAGTACGAGAGCACCCATAAGGAGTTTGACGTCTAAAAACTATATTGCTAGGAGTAATAGCCGAAGTATCAGACGAAGTTGGTATTATGTACTCGCCACTATCAGTGAATATTTGAAGATTAGAACCAGAATACAAATGACGTATTTCGTTGACTTGGTCACCACCAATAGCAACATCAATACCTTCACTTGCTAATCCTGTACCAACACTAAAATTAAAATAATCACCTACATGACTTGCATTAACAGAAGATGGTTTAGATTTAACACCAGCAATCCATAATCTATTATCGTGAAATGTTATTGCTTGAGGATACCCTCTTCTATCAGAAATTAATTGTTCATCCCAATCTGATTCAGCACTTGTACCACCAAGAGTTTCTCGAACAGTAGCGTTAACTTCTGTACCTGACGTGTATCCTGTTATATCAACTTCTTTACTATCTAATCTAACAGTATCACCTACCCATGAAGCACTAAAAATACTTGTAGAAGCTGTAAGTGTAATGTTACCTGAAGTAGCTGAAGGTGTTAAAGTAACACTTGCGTCCTCATATTTATAGTAAGGTTGATATCGAGGATAGCTTGAACTATGTGTAGCAAAGCTAAAAGCATTAACAGTAAAGGTTGAAGCACTTGTTCTTACAATTTTTCGTATAGGGTTATTTCTATGTGTAATAAATACCGTATCACCAAACTGCGCCATATTTAATTCAAATAATTGAGCTGTTGTCCAATTACAATTTGCAGTAATATTGCTTTGAATAACAGCTCCAGCACTAGAATAAACGTCTAACCGATTGTTAGATAGTGCAAAAATTGCTACTTCATCATCTGAAAAAACAAATGGAAGTAATCTTGATTCTGCTGGTAGTGTTGCTTTGTAAGAAGTACCTTGCCTACGCATAAGTCCTCCACTATCCATCATGTACCAATTTCGTAAAGTCTGAGCTCCATTAAAATATGCTTTAGTATCTGTTCTTGTTTTTAATAAGGGATTTATTTCTCCACCACTAAAATTAGATAGAACTGTTCTAAGTGTTCTAGCCATTTTACCTCGTGGATTGTCGTAAATTAATAAAACGTGATTGATCTAATTTTCTTGTTGTTCTTTCTGCCGAATCAACATTTTTAGCTATTAAATATTGTCGTTCAGCCATATCAGAAAATTGTCTTATCATTCCTGAATCTCTTGCTATTGAACCAGCAAACAAACTAGCTAATTGATACTCAAGACCTAAAATAAAATGTGGAGGAAATTCTGATTCATCTGCTCTATAAACATAATCGCATATAACATTAGAGCTACTTCCATAGTTATCTAAAAAAACTTTATCACCATATCGTTCATATGGAATAACAATATCATTAACTGTGAGAGTAATTAATTGTAGTAATTCAGGACTGGTTGGTAATTGATACGCATAAGAATATCTACCTGTTGGTTCTGCTGTAAGTAAACTTAATTGTTTTTGTTCAGTTGCAAATCGCCATCTATGACGAGTAAGGGATGATTTTAAAATATCTTCGTAGACTACGTTACATACATTAGCTTCAGTGCTATTATCTGAAAAAGATGTAATGGTATTTGCTCCTATCATTACAAGAGCTGTTGAACATATATCTACTTTAGTTGTTGCCATAATATTTAAAACTTGGGGGGCATAGCCCCCCTAGTCACATTTAAGCAAGAAGTACTGTTGTTACAGTTGAGCTCGAAGAAGCAGATACCATAAGAATATCTACAACTCCGTTTGAGCCACCACTATTTACAAAAATAATATCTCCAGCAGTTAAGTTTCCATAATCTGCTAAAAAGTAATCAGCGTCATCAATAGTGCCGATAGCGTCTCCGTCTGTATAGTACCAAAGAGCATTAGAATCTCCCATTTGGGAAATCTTTTTTACTGGGTTGCTAGTTGCATAAGCCATAATTAATCTCCTTTCCTATTCAGTACAAAGTTGAACCCTAATAGCGTCACCATCGATTGCTACACTTCCCATAGATAGAGAAGAAGTAACAAGGTTAGACACTTTTTCAGGAATATAGTTAACTTCAGTTTTAACGTCTTGTCCAATACCTAGACCAGTAGAGGATTTGTGCCATGCTAAAGTTTTTCTATTAGAACCTGAAGTGCTTAGACCAGAATGTACGAACCATAAGAAGCCCATCCATCTCTTCGCAGTAGATTCACCATTAGTAAATGGTAGGTTATCCGCACCAACGTATTCGGCACGAGAGAATTGGTCAACACTCATTAGGTCACCCCATTGAGTTGGGCCTACTGCCCAGTATCTTTGACCATCATCAGGTACATCAGCTGTAGCAAAAACATTTTGCATGTTTTTAGCTTTAATTAATGTCATACCTGTTCCAGATGAATTAACGTTAGCCGCAATCGAAGTACCAGCGTCTAATGTGTCAATAATGATTTGGTCAGTTTTTCTGCCCAAAGCATAAGCCGCATTTTGTGCTACTACTTGTCTTTCGTCTATATTAATTTTTAACTCATCTAGTTTGTCAATGTAATCAGCCGCATAAAAATCTGTTAAAGTTGCAGACACGTTAGAGTGAGCTAAGTTCATAGCAACTACTTCAGCATGTCTTGCTTTTGTAGAAGCTGTTCCCTTTGCAACCTTTTGGAATTTTACACTAGAACCACTTACACCGTTCACAGTTCTAACCAGATTTTTTAATTTAGAACCCATACGTTGATACGCCATGTGTACTTCTGATTCAAACTGAGTAATAAATGCGTTAGTAATTGAACTAGCCATTTTTTATCTCCATTAAGTTAAGGTTTCGATTATCTTCCGAGTTCGTTGAAAGTTATCCAAAAGGGCAATCGTATTAACTCTAAAGGTCTTGAGGCGAGTAATGACTAATCAGAATCTTTTTCGCAACGCACATTTATTATCTCTTCTATGCACCCACGAGGAATAATAGTTGTACGCCCTACTTCTGTATCGTTAAGATCTTCAGGTACATCAGCCGATATTTTTAAATCTGTATCTGTTTCTTGTGCTATCCACCCAATGCTATGAATAACAGAAGAATTTGTTTTAATAACATCTGACATATCATGCCAAGTACCTGAATCTACTTCTCTTGTATCTCGCCAAATTACTTTGACTAATTTGTTAAGGTTCATACTTGTTCAAATAATTTAGACACTCTTGATATATAAGCTGGGTCTTTTTCCCCATCTTTCCAATAACGAGGGTCTTTCATCATAGAACGTAAATCTCCTAATGATGGTTTAGATTCTACTGCTGTTTGACCTTGTGGCATTACTGGACTTTTATTTATTGCCATTATTTCTTCTAAAGCTTTTACACCTTCTGCTGTTGCAGATATTTTAGAAATAGTATTGTAAGCATTTTCAGATAAATATTTTTTTGCCCATAAATCTGCTGATTCTATACGTTCTTTTGCATTATCACCTAAAGATACCATTTCTTCTTCTGTATTAGGTAAACCAGCTATTTCATTTTGCACAAATTGATTAATACCTTCATTAAATTGATCTTGAGATAAACCCATAGATTTAGCTGTTTCGCTCCACCATTGTAGCAATGGTTGATCTTCATTAACTTCCATATCAACATCTTCAGGTATTTCAGGCATAGCAATTTCATATTTTTCAGGAACATTAGAAGCTCTTTCTTGTTCTATGTCTGTGCGTATCTGTTTTGTTAATTCATCTGTACGCTGTCCTAGTTTTTTTTCTAAGGAATTATATGATGTACTTAACGCTTCAACATTTGCCTCTCCAGTATCCTGATTCCAAAATTTCTCAGGTATGTATTCTGGTCTGGTTGATTCTTCTTGTGTCGTTTCCTGTGTTACATTTTCTTCTGCCATTATTTATCCTTTAGGTTAGCATTTATTCTTGATTGAATAATTGCGAGTAAAAATCTTCTTCCTTCCAAATGAAATAATTCATTTGTAGAAATATTAGAACCAGCTACGGCTTCAGTAGTTATTGATTTTAAATATGCTAATACTTGTTTTCCATCATCACCTTTAAAAACTGAACCAAATAATTGATTTAATTTTTTTTCTGTATCTGGTGATCTAGTATAGCCGTCTATTGATGTTACTGATTTAACCGACTTGTTGTTGTTGAGGGTTTCCCACGTCATTCATATCTCCTTCTAGTTGTCCTTGTTGTGCCATTGATTGCATTTGTTGGGCTAGCTCTTGCTGTTCCTGAGTATCTCTTAATAGTTTTTCAGGAATATTCATAAGTTTACCGATATGTTTTGCCACTTCATCTTGCTTAACAATTAAGTTAAGAACTTGTGGGCCAAACGTAGTACCAATAATCTCGTGAAATCTATTTATGTCACTTATATCTTGTTGATATTGTGATCTTGCTAATGGTGATACAGCTTGTACTTTTACTTCTCTACCATTAATTACAGGTAATTCTATTCTACCTTGATCTTTTAAAATTCTAATAACACGTCTTAAAACTGGAATAACAAACTCTGATTGCAGTCTACCAAATGATGAACCTATTTGTCTTGATAGGTCAGCCATACGTTCTGCTACTTCTGTTGCTGTCATTGGTGTACCTTCAGGTCTACCAAGTGTTTCCATGTATAAAGCTTTTTTAATATTAGCTCTCATATCTTCTAACACCAACTGAGCGACATCAAAACGTCCAGCCGTATTAATTGGCTGTAATCCTCTTGAATTAGGAGCGATTGGAATTAAACTGCCAGGTACTAGCTGTATGTTATCAGGATTAACAATACCATCATCTTCTACTTGATATATTCCTGATATAGCCATTTGTGCATTTTCTAAAATTAATTGAATTGTTAAGTTGGTAGTTTTAATTGCACTCATGGCATTAAAGATTGGGCCACGTCCATATACTTCGCCTGACGCTTTGTTCCATCTAAAACAAACGTAAGGATTAGAACCTACACCTGAAAATTCTTCTTCAAAAATAATAATTTTTTTATCTAATAAAATAACACAATGTTTATATTTTTCTACATTAGGTTCATCATAGACTTGATATACACCATCTATAATAGTACATTTTTTATTTTCATCCATTGATTCCATTACTTCTAATGGTATCTCAGCTTTAGGATACATTACTTTTATTTCATTAAGTTTGCATGATCTTTTTCTGTAAACAGAATCAATTTTATTTGTTGGCCCATTTGATAAACATACATGAGGTAAAGGTATAGCAGAAAAATTTACTGGATTAATAGCGTCACCTTCTTCTACTGCTATAATACCAGTACCAACAGCTAAATCCATAAATGCTTCATGCACTTCAGAATTAAAATTACTATTACCAATAATTTCAAATATATATTGAGTAATGTTATCTAATTGTTGATTTACTTCTTCAATATTACCTTCAGGTATTTCTGAACCAGCTTCAAAGTTTGCCCATCTTGCAAACGTAGGTACAATACCAGCTTGTAATCTTGACGCAAATTCTTGAATACCTACTACAGCTGTTTCATCAAAAATTTTATCAGTACGTTTTTGACCAGCACTTTCATCATAAAAAGATTCTCGTTGAGGTAAACAATATTCATATGCTTCTTCAAATTTATCTTTCCATTGAGCTTTTAAATTATCTGCTTCTTTATAACGTTTTAAAATAGCTTCTACTTTTTTATCAGTAGAAACGTTCGGTGCTATATCTGTGTTTGTGTAAACCATTATGAATAAAATGTCCTTTTCTTGGTTGATTCATCTACGCCCATACCAGCAAAAAATTTAGATGTTTTTTTAGTTGTTTTAGATTTTTTAGAATTATAATTTGTTTCAGTTTCACCTATTGCTAAATTTGCAACATCTGTATTTTCTATTGTAGGTGATTGAACACTACCCATACCTTTATTAGCTGTAAAACTTTTACGATAATCACCATATGTTTTATTTAAAGAATCAGCCGCACCCATTCTCATTATTGAACCAACAACAGGGCCACCAAATACAGATAATCCACCTACAAGTAATGCTTTTGTTTTTTGTTGTGATTGAAACATTTTTTCTGAAATTGGTATTTTGTTCATTACACCAGCACCACCTGTACCCATATTCATTCCTGATTGTGGGCCACCAGCATTATAAGAACCATATTTTATTTTCCAACCTTTAGAAGTAAGCATATAATTGTATGAACCATCAGGATTTTGCGAACCTTTTTTAGCTTCATTAATACTTTCTAAATATTCGTTAGTTGCTTGGGATACTTGCCCCCCATACATTTGATTTTTCTTTCCATTTTTAAAAGTATATGAATCAACGATACCTTCTGTTGGATGTTTAGTTTGTGAAAAACTAACTGCTTTTTTAACTGCTTTTGTAGCTTTTTTTGTTGGATTATTTGATCTGTCACCAGCACCAGCATTAGAGTTTGAATTAGAACTAGAACTAGAGCTAGAACTTGTTGAATTTTTACTACCCATTAAGATAACATATTCCCTTCATCATCATAAAAACCCTGACCACCAGCTTTACTAAATAAAGAACGTCTACCAATCATTCCTTTAGCCATTCTTTTTTTACGTTCAGCTCTAGCTTCTTCTTTTTTTACACGAGCTTCTTCTTCTTCTTTCATTTGACGTTTAATCATTTTGTCAGTTTCAGTTTCTTGATACTTAGGACGTTTAAAAATACCCATTAAAAACTCCTGTAACTTTTAACTTTTGAGGCAATAGATTTAGGCTGTTTAGAAAATTGCTTACCTTTTTTCTTTGCTTTTCTTTTTGCTCTTGTTGTACTTGCATATTCACTAGATGATAAAGCTTTAATTGCCTTTTCAGGCAAATATCTTTCTCCTGTTTCAGATGATTTCTTTCCTGATTTTGTTCTCCATTTTTGTTTGCCCCATGCTTTTAATGATTGTTGCGATCTCGCTAAACTCATCTGTATCCACCACCAGCAGCTTTATAACGTTTAGCTAACAGTTGCGCTTTTCTTGCTGACCATTTGCCACTAGCAGTACCATGTGTGTTGGCACTTTTAATGGCATTAAAAAGTTTTTTACGCAACGTAGGCTTCGTATAGTTACCAGCTTTGTTGACAGTGGATTTAGACATTATTTTTTCTTTGACTTTGCTTTTGTCATAGTCATTTTTTTACCAGTTTTTTTTGCTTCAGCTTTAGCTTTAGCCATTCCTTTAGAACCATATGAAAACATTTTTTTACCAACTTTAGGCATAAGACTTCCTTTCTTAATTGTTGCGTCCACAAAAATAGTAAAATTCATCTTTCGCAACGCACAAAATAGCTGGTACGGTGTAAATAACCAAAATCGTCTTAGTCCTAACAGTCGTTGCATATAAGATACGCAACTATGTTCTTTGACCCACCATTCTCCTCTAAAGTTAGGTGTTTCTTTTTCATCTCCTTTAAGAACGATACCATGTAATCTTTTGACGTAGCTTAATACTTTTTCTGATTGTTTTCGTGATAATATTTCCACATTAAGCCTTCCGTATAAACCTTCGACCATTACCCAACATTTATGTTCGGCATTAAACGTCATAGCTCCTACATGCGTAAATCCTTTCTTACGCCATTTAGTATACCAAGGAGGATTAAGAGGTGTGTAGAAAAAGACTAGCCATTCAGTCCGAATACGTTCCAAGATTTCCTTTTTGGTTTGTCTACTTTGTCAAAAACATTCCAAGTCGTTTTTGCTTTTGTAGGTTCTATTGTTTTTTTACCATGAATTAAGGTACGACCTTCACCAGCCCCCATTAATAAATACTGTAAAGCGTCATGTACGTGCGAATATCTATTCTTATTAGGTTTTTCATCAAAGCGTTCCCCTGATGTTTGCATACGTCTATAATGATAACCACCATTAAAACCTTTTTTAAGGTTTAAACATCTATCATCTAATAAAAAGCAAGGCTTTCCATCTGCCATTTTATTTAACATAGATTCAACTGATTCAATTCTTAAAGCAACATCATTAGAAGGTGCTGGAAAAGCTTTGATACCAGCTTGCCTAAGCATTTGAAATGGAGTTCTTTCATCAGTTTGAGCTCTAAAATCACCAGCTGGGTCACCATATATTTCTAATTCGTAGTTTCTGAAATATTTTGTAATATCTTGTTTCATCGCTTCAGCAAATCTGACAGCACCCATATCAAAGCATACTAATTCATGGAGTATCTGCCATCTACCAGTCACTAAACGCTGTCCAAAGACAGCACTAGGTGTTAATCCAAAGTCAATACCTACATAAACAGTAGAATTAGGGTCAGGAAGTAATGGTTCTTTTGCTAAATGCGTTTCTACACGCCATGAAGGATACACAGGCTTTCCTTCTTCTAAAGAACCTAGTTTATTTAAGACATAGACATCAATCCATCCCTTAGTTTTACCTTTTATGATGTTATTGTAATATTTCGGCGTTAAATTTTTTTTATTTTCAGCATGTTCGTTTTCTGCGTACCCAGTTAGATTACCTAACTTGTCTTTTTGCTCTTTCATACCTCCACCTTGCGTATAGAAAGACCAATTATCTGGTTTAATAAGCATTAATGCTTCATCTCTTGTTATATGATCTGGCACAGGA